AGAAGAACACGAAATCCATTCAGGGCTGGTACACGCGCAAGAATGGAAAGAAGGTCTGGCTAAGAAGTTGTCTTGAGTTCATCTATGCCAAATGGCTAGACAGCGCAGACATGGAGTGGGAAACGGAAGTTTGTGTGTTCAGAGACGAGAAGGAAACATATCGACCAGACTTCTTCATCTACAAAGACGGACAACTGATAAGGTTGGTGGAGATCAAGGGAAACTACTTCGACAATGTAGATGAAAGGTCGAAGAAGGCTGTGAGGATAGCCGAATCAAATGGACTGACGCTGGATGTCGTGTTCGACATCAAACCATTCATAAACGCGGGAAGCAACTACCAAAAGGAACTGAAGATATGGAAAACCATGCAGAAAAGTCGCCAAGAACAATCTGTGGGCGAGTGAAGAGCCTGAAGCGTCTTCCTGAGAGAAGCGACACATACGACATTCAGACCCCGAACCACAACTTTTTCGCGAACGGAGTTCTGGTCCACAACAGCGAGATACTCCTCCGTGACTCCGAGTTCTGCAACCTCAGCGAGGTCATGATCCGATCAGACGACACGGTCGAGAGCCTGAAGCGCAAGGTTCGCCTTGCCACCATACTGGGAACATGGCAGTCCTCGATGACGCACTTCCCATACCTGTCCAGCGCATGGAAGAAGAACTGCGAGGAGGAGCGTCTCCTTGGTGTCAGCCTCACGGGAATCTACGACAACAGGATGATGCGCGGAGAGGATGCATCGCACGATCTCCCTCAGGTTCTGACCGCACTCAGGCAGGAAGCCATCGAAACGAACAGGACAATCGCTTCCGCGATAGGAATCGATCCGTCTGCCGCGATCACATGCGTGAAGCCTTCGGGGACCGTCAGCAGCCTCACGGACACGGCATCGGGAATCCACCCAAGGCATGCCGAGTACTACATCCGCACGGTCAGGGCAGACCGCAAGGATCCATTGTGTCAGTTGATGATCGACAAGGGATTCCCATGCGAACCCTGCGTCATGAAGCCAGACAGCACGATGGTGTTCTCGTTCCCCATGAAGGCAGTCGGATCGGTTGTCCGGGACGACATCGGGGCAATCGACCACCTCAAGTTGTGGTTGCAGTATCAGACCCACTGGTGCGAACACAAGCCTTCCGTCACCATCACCGTCCATGAGCATGAATGGCTGGATGTGGCGGCATTCGTCTACGAGAACTTCGACCAGATCAGCGGCATCTCGTTCCTTCCTGCCGACCTTGGGACATACCGTCAGGCTCCATATCAGACCATCACCAAGGAGGAGTACGAGGAACTCGCATCCAAGATGCCTTCAATCGACTGGTCGGAACTACAGGGATACGAGAAGAGCGACAACACGGTAGGAACGCAGACCTATGCTTGCAGCGCGGGATCGTGCGAGGTGGTGGATCTGGTCAACAACTGAGAACACACTCGCCGCGCCTCTCACCCGCAAGGGATGACGCGCATTTTGGGCGGGTAGAGATGGAACGACCTCCCGAAACGGAGGTCTTCCTGTTTTAGGGGTTCACTACCTGCGTGTACTTGACATGCAGGATGGGGAGGTTGGATACATTTCGTATGGTCATGGAGGAACCAGTTTCCGGCACTATGTTCCTGCTCAACCTGAGGTACTGATATGGTTTGTAGTTCTCCGTCGTTGTACCTGATTGTCCGAAATTTGTCAGAACCGACGAAAGTTGCTCGGGACTATTTGAAAATGCAAAATCGGCAGCGTTCACAACGCCGTCTTGATTTAGATCACCTGGCACATACAAGTTGAACTCTTCGGTGTAGTTTTCGTCATCTGGTATGCCGTCGAACAATGCTTCGACTCGGTATATCCCGTTGTTGGATGAAACAGATGCTCCTGTTATCTCTATGTACGAGCCAGCGGTGATTCCAAGGTTGTTGAATCCACCGAAGAACTTCTTGGAGAGAGCGTTGTTTTCTACGGTGACGTTGAGTGCAAGCAGATTGTCGGTTCCATATGATCCTGAGTACCTGCATCTAAGCACAAGTTCAGTGTTTCCCTGACTGATCGAATATGGTTGTGTCGAAGCATCGGCATAGTTGATGTCGCCCCAGTTGATCTTTGCCGAAACCTGCTGATTGGATTTTGTTCCGTTGAACAGAGTGGTTTCCGAGAGGTTTTGGAACACGGCATCGTTTCCAGACACCCCCATGAACTGCAAGGTCTTGCTGGAGCAGGTGATTATGGTGGGTGATGATTGTCTGCTTGCGCTCAACGCCTCGTTGACGGGGAAAGTCTTCTCGTTGAAGGTGACCATGGCTCCAGCCGACAGACCAACGGCATTCAGCCAGTTGAAGGAACCGAATGACCTGATGTAGACCAGGTTGGTTCCCTGTGAGATGCCAGCAACCATGCTTGAGTTTAGTTTGAGGACTCCGTGGTGGAAGTTCTTCCTCAACGAAACGGATGTGGTGCTGGGCATCGTCGTAACATTGGTGGATTCCCTGCTGTGAAAAGATATCCAAGCGGAGTCCTTGTAGAAATCATCATGGAATGGTTCTCCGCTCCCCCCTGTCCTCACATACTTGCTCTCTGAGTATTCAGGTACGGTTTCCTCGTTGTTCGGGAACAAATCTTGCTTCCCGAGGAGTATCATCGACAGCGTCAATCCACCATTTGACCGTGCTGCCATGAAATCGTTGACGAGAGCCTTCACATCCATTGTGTTCTTGTCGGATGGGTTTGAGAACACGGCGGTGCTTTCAGCCACGGAGTTTCCCACCGCGTACCCTCCTCCGTTGGACAGCGATTCGGCTTCATTGGTTCTGGCTGCGCCCACACCTGGAAAGTCGGGGAAGAACTGTTGTGCCTTCGGTATCGGATTCTGCACTGGTGAATGAACCAGGCTTGCAAAGAGGGGATCCTGCACCTCATGGGGGATTACAGAGTTCTTCTGATACCAGTTCACCTGATCGTTGATGTCTGTTCCGGCAAGCCTTGCCTGTATCGGTTTAGGTTCCATCAGAGTCTCCAGTTGCTTGCATCTGTCATATCACACCTGATCCACCAATAGTGTTGGTGTCCTGCTCCACGAATACTGGTGGAGTTGGTGCGTTGGTGTAAATCCAAGCCCCCCGACCGCCGTCGTCAAAGACCACGTTTTTGCTGTTGGGGTCACTCGCATCCGAATACGTCCAGTTGTTTTCACTGTTTATCGGTGTGAACCTCCAGACGTACAGATGTTCAGAACCAGGCTTGGTTGGGCATCCACTCACGATATACCTTGTGAGGAAGTTTACCCTGTCTGTGTTCAGACTGTGAATCCTAAAGCCACCTATCCTTTGATTTATGTCGGCTAGAACTTCGTTCATCCTCTCAAAGTTTGCGTTTCTCGTGTTCTGATCTGGCTCCGATGTGTTCCACCAGTTGAACATCTCTAGGTTCATGAAACTTGCATGGCGAACCAGTTCGTAAAACAGTTCTCTATCTTCTGTTCCAAATCGAGATCCGAATTGTGCATCATCTGCACTCAACTCTATACTCGACAACCAGTGTCTCATCGGAAGATTCGGTGAACTCCTCTTAGCCATACGCATTTTGTGTATTTGAACCATGAACTGATTCCACACCGTGTCTAGGAATTGCACTCCACCCCCGTTGGCGGCAGCATAGTCGTTCCACACCAGCCGAGTTGGATCGTTGTTCAAAACTTGATATACGTTTGGAAAATTCCATCCCCCATAGAGGAACAGCGATCCTGCGTTTCCATTGTGAGCATCAATCCACATTGGATGACCGTCTACTGTGTACGCCTCATTTTCGGGGGTCATCTTCGACACATCGCCGTTGCAGATGTTTTGTTCGTTTCCGAACTTGCCTTTGATGGTCTTTACGACAAACTCCTCCATGAACCTATGGTTGAGGGCAATTGCAGCCCTGTTCCATCTGATGTAATCGTTTTGATATTGGGGATGGTATGTCCTTGTGTACATGTTGGAGAAGTTGAGTGGGTATTCCCCGTCGTTCGTGTAGAGATCATTGAAACTCTTCTCCCCATACCATGTCTGAGAGGCTCTTGGGTCGTTCACAATGTTGTTGATGAACTCATCCGTCCAACCGGGAGTACTAGTTCCATCGAACCTCGTAGTGGGAGTTATCCAAAATCCATGAGAGATGTACTCACCTGGAGGGCTATTGATTGTGATGTAGTCTGGGATGGCTCCCGCACTCTTGAATGCATCGCAGATCACTTCAAACTCGTATCTTGCCCTGATGCCAGCATTTTCTGCCCAAGGAGAATTCAGTCCCGTTACCGTTTCAGGATAGCCATACCTATCGGAGATCTCTTCAAATATCGGTGATTGATCTAGTCGTGTTGTTCTCAGACATCTCTTTCCTGTTGGAAGTTCGGACATTTTTTGTACAGTGGCAACGAATCTGTTGGGACAGCCACTTGGGAAACCGGTGATATAGGATTGCGGACTGCTCCATTCCCATCCACCATCTTGGGCGCAATCGAACATATGGATCATTGGTTTCACATATTCGTATTGATTGACATTTCCAAGAGACTCAGGTGCTAGCGTGTTATGGGGCGCGTCTGCTCCTGTTGGAATCCACGAAGCGATCCATATGTCCTGCTGTATGGCGGATGGATCGTAGGATTCGGTGTTCCATTCCCTGCTCTGCGCTACGGTTAGGTTCAAGTCAGCCTGGGTGATGGATGCACTAGCCGGAATGCCAGACATGTCGAATCCAATCGCAACTCTCGTAGGAGTCCTTGGTGCTATGGAGCCTTTGGAAGGATAGTTTGACGCATCGGAATGGTTCCATGGGTTCATGGCTCCGACCACCAACTGCGTTGCCGTGGAGGGGTTGTTCGACCCCGAAGTTTGATTCGGGATGTTGTCCCATCGGTCAGCCCCGACTCCAGGAGACGGAGTGTACCAGTAGAAGGTGTCGAAGTCGGCTATCCGTATGAACTCGCCTTCGGTTGTGTTCACCGAAGGAGAATCCCCTCTCCTTCGGTTCTTCGTGTTCCTTCTGTTTATGAACGGATTGGACATGGTTCAGGTTCCGACATAGTAGAGGGTGAGACCTGCCATGGCAGACGCAAAGTAGACCTTGTTCGCATTGTCCGTCTCTATGAATATCTCGTCTCCGTTGTACAGAGGAATGCCGTTGGTGTTGCTGGATTGCATCGCTGCCGAACCGACGAACACGGGATTGGTGTTGCTGTTTCCGATGTCCGTCTTGAGGTGGATGCCGCTCTTGAGGGCAAAGGAGCCGAAAGCCGCTGCCGTTGGGTTGCATGATACCCTTCCGCTAGTGATGCCAGTTGGCTGATTGACCGACACCACATTCACTCGAATGGACGAACTGGTCGAGTCGAACGAAGACTCCACGGCAGCCTGTATCTTCTCAGCCGCAGCCGTAGTCTGCTCTATGCGGTTGATGACGGTGGGAGCATTGGCATCGTCGGTCCTGACGCGGTTGAACGAGGATACTCTTGCTATCGCTGCACCGAAGTCGGTCAACACGCTCATCGCGCTTCCCGTGAGACCGACCTGATCTCCCGACGCACCGAGGACTCGGATCACCGCATTGACCGAATCATTGGTCGCGCTCAGGTTCCTGATGTCAAGGTCCGTAGCAGACACCTTGACTGGATTGGCATCCGCTCCTGCGTATCCGTGGATGGAGACCGCTCCTGCCGATGTTCCTGCCGCAGCAAGGGATACGCCCGATAGGGTGAAGTTCGCGGATGTGATGTTCGCGGTGACACCGATGCTTCCCGATGCAAGGTTCACGAAGAGGTTTCCGCTGCCATCGACCCTGAGAGGGACATCCGTGGAGCCAGTGCGACCCATTGCAAGCGTGGTGACGGGATATGCTCCCGATATGCCGACCACGCGGACGGTGTCCTCAGCCGATCCGACGAGCGGGGACAGTGCAGCCTCGCTGGAGACAGGGGTTCCGCCCGTGCTTGCCCTGAGAAGCCTTGTCTGGAATCCCTGAGTGATCGTGGTTGAGAAGGGACTCGACTGACCGTTCTGCACGGAGACCGTGTTCAGGACGGACATGCTGTCCTTGGTGTATGTGAGTCCACGGATGTCCAGAGCGGTGGCTGTGATGCCTACGGGGAAAGCACCAGATGCTCCGATGACACGGACGAAGTCTGCCCCATCGTGGGCAGTTCCCGATGCAATCGACCCGCCTGTGAGGGAACGGATTCCGAAGTTTGCCGCAGTCACGCCGATTGGGAACGCACCAGATGCTCCGATGACACGGACGAAGTCTGCCCCGTCGTGGGCAGTTCCCGATGTCAGGATTCCGCCAGTGAGGGAACGGATGCCGAAGTTGGCAGCGGTGACACCGATGGCTGTAGCACCAGCGATTCCGAAAACTCCCATGTTTCCGAAAGTCTGCACTGCATTGGAGATGCTGGACACCGTCACGGTCGGGGAGTTGACCATCTGTACGGGAAGCCCGTTTGATGCCGTGACGCGATTGAAGTCCTGTGTGCTTCCATAGGCAATCTTCATCACCTGATAGTGCGCTGCATCCGTGGGGCTGTAGTCTGTCGCGATTACCGCGTCTCCAGAGGCTCCTGTGACCAGAAAGTTGCTGTCGATGTCCGTGGGCATGGGTGCTTGTTCCTTTTGATTTCTTTGGCTCCTTGTATGTATGCCCCTTGAAACCCGCATACATAGTGGTAAACTTGTCACCATGATAAACCCAGAGCAGATATCGAACGCGGTGGAACGAATGGTCTCAGGTAGGGACATCACCTACATGGAGGCTGTCCTCGAACTTTGCGAGGAGGAGGGACTCGATGTCTCCCTCGTTTCCCGCCATCTGTCCAAGCCGATCATCGAAAACATAGAGCGAGAGGCAATGGAAGTGAATCTACTTCCAAGAAAAGAATCGTTGCCTCTCTCTTGACATACGCAGAACACGCAGTATACTTCTTTCAGGTCAGACATCCGCACACACCGCACACACAAGGAGAAACAGCACATGTCGGATTTCGCAAGTTTCAAGAAGAACTCAAAGACAGCAGCAGCAACTCTTGCATCGCAACTCGAAAAGGTCGCCAAGGGAGGAGGAGAGAACTCCTACAAGGACGACCGATTCTGGCAGCCTGAGGTGGACAAGACGGGAAACGGCTATGCCGTGATCCGCTTCCTTCCCGCGCCTCCAAACGAAGACCTTCCTTGGGTTCGGGTCTTCAGCCACGGCTTCCAGGGCAAGGGTGGATGGTTCATTGAGAACTGCCCCACCACCATCGGACAGAAGTGTCCGATCTGCGAGGCAAACAACGAACTCTGGAACTCAGGGGTCGAGGACGACAAGAACATTGCCCGCAACCGCAAGCGCAAGTTGTCCTACATCAGCAACATCATGGTGATCGATGATCCGACCAATCCCGCCAACAACGGGAAGGTCTTCCTCTACCGCTACGGCAAGAAGATCTTCGACAAGATCAACGACAAGATGAACCCCGAATACAAGGACGAGGATGCGGTCAATCCGTTCGACTTCTGGCAGGGAGCGAACTTCAAGATCAAGATCCGCAATGTCGAGGGCTACCGCAACTACGACAAGTCCGAGTTCTCCGCTTCGTCTCTTCTTCTCGACGGCAAGGACAAGGATCTTGAAGCCCTGTGGAAGACCGAGCACTCCTTGCAGGAGTTCGTCAAGCCAGACCAGTTCAAGCCCTACGGCGAACTCAAGACGAAGTTCCAGTCGGTGATCAACGGCTCTGGAACCGACAAGGCAGAGAACATGAAGTTGGACGAGGATGAGGATGCCCCGAAGGACTTCAAGCCCAAGTTCCCCGCAAAGGAAGCGAAGTCTCCTGGTCGTGAGCAAAAGCCGAAGATGGAGGAGTCTTCGGACGATGACAATGACGCTCTATCGTATTTCAACCGCTTGGTTGAAGAAGATTGATACATATCGATGTTCCTACCGCTCGTTACCGAGTCGGTCGTGGATGACAGGGCGAGTGACTACGCTATTCATCCCCGCGTCGAGAACTTACCCGATGAGGAGTCTCGCTGCCGAGCAGAGGGGTCGAAAGACCCCTCTGCTTTTTCATACAGACTACATACCTTCAGCATGAAGAGACGCAGAAACATCCACAACCAAGACTGCCATGAATCTGAGTATTCGTTCATGAGACGAGTTGCCGATAGGTTGGACATGCCTTGGCAAGCAATAGTTTCAGATGAGAAATCGCTTGCTATTCTGCGTGAGGCAATGTATGCTGGTATGAATGTCGCGGAGACAACGCGATTCTTTCAGGAGATTCTCGAGGAGAAGGACATCAGGAAGAAGACCAAGGTGAAGACACCTGGTCAGAAGATGGACATCTCCAAACGAAGCAAGCATTTCCCCACTCCACCATGTGACCTAGACTCAACTTCATGACCTTCAACTACCAACCAATCGATCTCAACCTTCCTCCGCTGCGATGCCTTGAAGGTGAGGAAGGTCGCGTCTATGTCACTCCCAACGGCATCCATCTTCCGTCCGTGACCACCGTCACTGGCTTCGAGGGGAAGGACGGGTTTGCCATATGGCGCAGGAAGAACCCGCTTGAAGCCGTCCGCGTGATCGATAGGGGGAACAGGATCCACTCCATGATGGAGAGCCTGTTGAAGAACGAACCCGTGCCTCTGACGGAGAATGCTGAGATCGACTCCCTCTACCACATGCTGAGGGACGATGCGGAGAAGAAGATAGGTCTCGTCCACGGGCTTGAACTACAGATGTGGTCCGAGCGCATCGGTCTGGCGGGAAGAGCCGACTGCATCTGCGAGTATGACGGGACTCTCTCCGTGGTTGACTTCAAGGGTTCGACGCGGGAGAAGACCAAGTCTGGCATCAAGAACTACTTCCAGCAAGCCACGGCATATGCCCTGATGTTCGAGGAGATCACGGGGATGAAGGTGGGGCAGATCGTGGTGCTAGTCGCATGCGAGACGGGAACGCTACAGGTCTTCAAGGAAAAGCCCATCGATCATGTCAATGGGCTTGCCAGGGCTATGCGTATCTACAGGAACGGCGGAACCGAAGGGTTCGTCAGCCTCTTTGCTCAGTAGAATCCGATCATGGTCACACCTGCGGACCTGACTTCACGGAACTTCAGTTCGAGAACCTGACCCGCTTGCAGGGCTACGGTGAATGTGGCTCCGTTGTCCCTACGGAAGGGAACCACGACTGCCGTAGCCGTGCTGCTCGTCGGATTGTGGATTGCCATCCCTGCGAATGAGATTCCTGCGGTCGGAATGGTGAATGCGTCCGTGTAACTGTTCATTTGGGGGTTTCTCCTTGCCCTCTATGTAGGTCTCCGTGGAGTTGGGGACGGGTAGGGCATACATAGAGGTGGTTTCTAATCTAACACAAAGGAGAAAGTATGGAACCTACAATCTTGGCATCGTTCGGTGATGTCCTCGGAACTACTTGGTGGAGTGTTTTGGTCTTCGTGGCTGGTGCTCTTATTGGCGCACCTCTCTGGACTTGGGTAAAGAAGTTCTTGCCCTGG